GTCGGTGTCCGACACATGGGTCAACGCGGCCCACAGCATGGAGTCGGCCTTCAAAGAAGGCTTCTTCGACATGATGGAGGCGAACTTCGACAACCTCCAGGAGACGGCCACGAACGCCCTCAAGATCATCCAGCGAGCCATGGCGGCAACCCTCTTTGATATGGTCAAAATGCCGATCATGGGTGCCGCCAAGACTGGCATGGACAGTCTTTTCAAAAACATTTTTGGGCCATCAGGAGCCACTAAGACAACGCCAACCACCGGCGACCGTCTGATTCCAGATTTTGGAGTTGCAAAAGGTGGAGCCTTCACTCCAGGCGGCCATTACGCCTTCGAAAAGGGTGGGGTGGTCGACCGGCCGACCTACTTCCGCTTCGCCAAAGGCAAAGGCCTGATGGGCGAGGCCGGCCCCGAGGCGGTGATGCCGCTCGAGAAGACGGCCGGCGGCGGCCTGGGCGTCAAGGCCTTAAGCGAAAAGCACGGCCCGATGATCATGCCGCTGAAGCGCATGCCAGACGGCGACCTGGGAGTCCAGGCGCAATTTGCCGCCGGAGGCGTGTTCGGTGCCAACGAAACGTTACAACCGAATCCGCAGATGGAAGCCGCCCAACAGGCCGCCCAGCCAGCAGCAGGAAGCGGTGGTGATGTGAAGGTCATCATCAACAACCATACCGGAGAGAAAGTCGAAGCCAAAGAGAGCCGTGGCCCCAGTGGCAACCGTGAGCTTGAAGTGATGATTGGTAATGCCTTGATGAAAGACGGGCCAGCCTCAAGGGCCCTGCAGCAGACTTACGGGTTGTCCCGGCGCGGCGTCATGAGAGGTTAAAAGATGGCAACAGCGTGGCCAACACAGAATTTGCCAAACTATCTGACGGATGAAGACGCGGTTGAAATAATGCCAGACAATACGATCCGCGGCAAAATGGATGTCGGCCCGCCGAAACTTAGGCAACGCTCAACGTCGGCACCGACGATATTCCGAGGGTCGTTGCTTCTCAATAGTACGCAGGCGGGTTACTTCGAAACATTCTACAGATCGACCCTAAAGCACGGGAGCCTCCCGTTCACATGGGTCCACCCACGCACCCGGAATTCTGCCGATATGAACTTCGTCGGCCAACCTGAAATGATCTACGTCGGCGGCGGCTGGTGGAAGGTTAACCTTGTTCTGGAGATCCTTGTATGAGCCGGAACGTCTCTTCGGTATTCAGGCAGGCTGCATATGCGCAGCAGACCGACCAGATCTATCTTGTCTGCCTTGAAATCAACCACGCAAGCCTCGCCCAGCCGATCCGCGTTGTGAACAACTATTCAAACATCACTTCGGGCGGCAACGAATACATCGGGTTCCCGTTCGATATCGAGCTGCCACAGGACTTCGAGGACGCACTGCCAAATGTCAACATTGCCATCTGCAATGTCGACCGGCAGATCGTCTACGCGATCCGAAGCCTCACCGGGCCACCGACGATCACGATGTTTGTCGTGCTCGCGTCAAGCCCCAACACGATTGAAGCCGGCCCCTACACCATGACATTGAGATCGGCCAATTATGATGCCATGGCCGTCTCTGGGACAATCGTACCAGAAATTGTGGCGGATGAAGCATTTCCCGGCGATTACTTCACGCCGGGAAACTTCCCGGGCCTCTTTTGATGCAGCCTGACCTGTCAAAATATGTCGGCATCCCTTTTGTAGACCACGGCCGCAACCTGGCCGGCTGTGACTGTTGGGGCCTTATCCGGCTTATTTATAAAAATGAGTTCGGTATCGACCTGCCGGACATGGGGCCGCTCTATAATCATGTTTCAGACATGAGCGGCATGGCGAATATTTATGTAGACCAGCTTCCGAAGTGGGAGAAAACGCAAGCTCCGAAAACGGGAGATGTCGTTTTACTGAGAATTCAATCTGTCCCGATCCATGTAGGGATCGTTCTTGATGGCAGCACAATGCTTCACGTCATGCAGGGCTGCGATGCGGTTGTTGAAAACTTTAATACGCCATTGTGGAAGAACCGTGTGGAAGGATTTTATCGATGGAAAAAGTCTTAGTCGCCTGCCGAAAAAATCCGTTCATTCCAGGCCATGCTGACGTTGAACTGGCCGAAGGCGGCACCATCGCCGAAATCCTCGACCAGGTAGGCTTGATGAAAACGGCCGAAATCCACAGCGGGATTTTCGTTTTCATCGATGACCGTCTGATAGAACGAGATGCGTGGCAAACCACAAAACCGACAAACGGCTCAACTGTTTCAATCGGTATTGCCCCAGGAGGGGGAGGCGGCGGTGGCGGCGGCAAGAATGCAATGCGCACGGTCGCAATGATCGCCGTAATGGTCATCGCGATCGCTGCAAGCTATGGCGCAGCGACAGTTTTGGCTCCAGGGATGGGTTTTGCCGCTGGCGGGCTTGGGGCAAGCATAATTGGAGGGATCGCCGGAGCAGCTGTCGGCATTGCCGGAGCCATGCTCGTCAACGCCCTTATCCCGCCGCCAACGCCCAAGAACAGCTCGGATAGTGGTCCCAACTATCTCTCCCGTATGGGGAACCGCATGGACCCTTACGGGCCTGTCCCGAAGATTTATGGAAAACACAGAGTCTTCCCACGCTACGCCTCAATGCCTTACACAGAGCTAGTCGGCTCAAAGGAAAACTATCTCCATTGCCTGTTCTTGATTGGAAAAGGCAAATACGATCTTTCCGATTTTAAAATCGGCGACACGGCGCTTTCATCGTACCAAGGCGTCGAAATGGCGATTTACAATACCGACTACACTCTCGACTTCCCATTATTTCCAAATGACGTAGGTGAAGAATCGCTCTCGATCCTGCTTGAGCAAAATGTCCAGCATGTGAGGACGACCACGACAGATGTCGAGCACATCTCGCTTGAATTCACCTTCCCAGAGGGACTCTATCGAATTTCAAGCAGCGGGGGCAGGCGCGCTACAACCGTTGAATTCACCATTGAATATTCACCTAAAAATCAAAATAATTGGAAGGCCATGGGCGGCACAAGAATAAATGTCGCCAATAATCCCACAACCCTTCTTGCAGTCGGCCAAACCGCAACAAGCGCTACCGGCTCCGGAACGATTGCAAAAATCCATTATTCGGTAATCCAGCAATTCGTCGAAACAATAGAAATAATCGAATCCTACGGCATCGGATGGTGCCCAGAATCCGGCGGCTGCTATAATGTGATTCGATACGAAGACGTCTATCAAGATGTAACCGTGGTGTCCGCGATCGATGTCTCGGTCACAAGCGGATCTTTCTCTGCCAGTCAGACTGTCCAGGTTGAATATTCCCCTGGTAATTACGTCAATTTGACATCGACAAGCGTCTACTTGAATCCGTCTACCGTTCATGATGAAAACGGCGCCCCTTTCAGATGGGGAACATCGTTCGATGTCCCCAAAGGCCAATACGATATCAGGGTTACCCGTACAAGCTCGCACTCGGAAAGCAACCATTATTACAGCACCTACTGGACAGTGCTCCGCGGCGTCACCAAGCAAGTACCCGTCACCCTCACCGGCTGTACTTTAGTTGCACTGCGGATCAAGGCGTCGAACCAGTTGAACGGCGTGCTTGATCAATTTAACTGCATGGCCGAAGGTTTTGTCGAAGTGTGGGATGGAGCTAATTGGACCCTTGCCAAAAGCAGGAGCCCCGTGTGGGCTTTTGTCGATATTCTATGCGGAACGTCGAACAAGCGGCCAATCAGCAAATCACGAATCGATCTTGACGCCGCCATAGGATGGCATCACTACTGCGTGGAAGAAGGATTTAATTTTGATGCCATCATCGATTACAAGACAACCGTTTGGGAACTTCTGCGGCAAGTCTGTGCGGTTGGCCGTGGCAGCCCAGGCATGACCGACAACAAATTCACTATCATCGGTGACATGCCAAAGCCGATGCCGGTCCAGCACTTCAGCCCGAGAAACTCGTGGGGCTTTTCCGGAAGCCGTGTCTTCCCCGATATCCCGCATGCGCTTCGCGTTCGCTTTCCGAACGAAGTAAAACAATACGAAGAAGACGAATGCATCATCTATGATGATGGCTACAATTCCGGCAATGCCACGATCTACGAAACAATCGAATTCTTTGGCGTGACCAATTACAACCACTGCTGGAAACTTGGCCGC